TTGGCTTTGTCTTTCATTTGTTACAGTCGCAGGGTTTTTTGTTAGATGGAAAAATGTTTTCTGCTGAAGCAATTCCAAACGATCCTAAAGTTAAAATCATAAAAGATTGCAAAATTGTATCGCTAACAACTAACTCTTTGCCATATATTCCTGTTGCAAGATCAATACCTGCAAATAATACTAAAACGACAAAACTGCAAGCTCCAATAATTGTTTTCTCATTCCAGTCGTTGTTGTCTTTAAAAATTTCTATAAAACTCATTTTTTCTTTTTGTTTAAGAATGTTTTTAATTTATTTTGATTTTCTAGTTTTGGCCTGTAAGTCTTCTTACAAGTTCCAACCTGTGTTTTGTACTGTGTAGTCAGGGTAGACATCGCTTTGATTGTTAGTTGTATATTCAGGAAAAAGATTTTGATTGTAAATCATATAATCTGTAAATCTCTCTGTGTAATAATCTGCTAACTTGCGAGATTTTTCAATTAAATAATCTACTTCTAACTTGTCAACACTTACAGATGTTTCTGAAGTATGCTTGTAAACGCCTCCATTGCCTACTGTGTAAGCTGCAAAAGGAAGATATTCTACCATTGCGTATTGGATAAGCATTGGCTGTATATAATCAGTAACTAATTTTAGGTAATTAGGATTGTCAGCCTGTGTAAGTGTGTTATTGATAATCATATTACTGATTGCATCATACAACTTTGTTCCTGTAAAGTTCTGAATGTGTATAGTCTGCGAAATGTTTATAAATTGTATAAAACGGTCAACATCTAAGTTCCCTGAAATCAGCGTGTTTCGTACTAAATCTTCTCTTGATATAAATAATGCTGTTGCCATAGTTTATCTTGGGTTTACAAATCCTTCATTTGGCATATCGATTGGTCTTTTTGCTACTTTAGGATCATTGGTAACAATTTTAGCTCCCTCTCTTTTTGCCTTATTTACTCCTACTTCTGCTTTTGGACTTTTAGCATCTACATTCTTTGCGCCTTCTTTACCCATATAGACTTGCCGCATCCAAAAATGATGACAAGCCCCTCCACCTTTGTAGAACCATATTGAGTAGCCTTCTGACTGCTTGCCTTTTTCTGCCCAGCCATAGTTAAGCTGAACACTATTCATTGAGACAATATCTTCCTTACGATATATCTTCTTAGCATTGACCATCATACGACAGAAATCTCTTGTGTTTTCTTGAAGCCCTCCAGTATATTGATATCTCACTTTGTATGGTCTGCCATCAGGAGTGATTCCATCCTGTACACTCTTAGCGTTTGGTCGAGCTGTGCCTGTAGATGCAAAACTATACATCTTATCGATTGCAGCTTCATGTTCGTAATCAACAGCAGACTCTTCAATAAGCTCCCACTCGTTTAAATCTATATCTTCACCAAGCTCACTTAAAGATTCATAGATTTTACCATATTCTTCATCGTCTAATGCTTTAATATCATCGTGACTATAGCAAGGCATATAAAAAATAATTCCATCCTCTTCGTGTTCGTGATATCCCTGACATCCCTTTGCAGATGCAGCAGCTTCTGCTTCTTCTTTTGTGTTGTAAACCTTTTGACCATCAATCTCTTTTAGCTTAACATCTTCGCTGTTGTTGATTGGAATGCAATTAGGAACTTTTCTTCCATTCTTGATTTTCATCCCATATTGCTCATAGCCTGATTGACAAGGTTTTTTCAAGTCTACTGAGCTTAATTTAACGCCTGTCTCTTGCTCTCTTGTCTCTTGATCAATAACTACATTCTCTTTGAAAGATAGTGGCTGTAAAGTGATGAAATAAAGGTTTAGAGCGATCTCGTTATAAGCAAGTATCTCATCACAAGCATCAAGAATTGTTTCTTGCATAGGAGCGATGACAGTATTCTCAAAAAGCTCACTTGCTGTCTTTAATTCTTCTGCGTTGTTTCCTAAACCTGTTTGATCTTTAATTCCTAAAAGCATAGGAGATGTAACCCTGTGACCTACCATTAGCTTTTTAGATGCCTCATCTGACAAAAACTGATACTGGTCTGCTGCATCAGATAAACTTACTGGGGTAACATCAGCAGCCATCTCCTTAGAGTCGTTGAAAGCTAAAATAAAACGACCAGCATTAGATGTGCCTGCAAACTTTTGCGCTATGCGTTGCTCTATCTCATACCTTGCATTCTCATCAGGAACTCCATTATTGAAGTTTATGAGCATAGATGGACTAAAATTATTCTGAACTACATTGATGTAATAGTTTGCTATCTCTTCTTCTACAGATGCAAATGGTAAAGCACCTGAATAATCTGTTGGACTATAATAATGAAATCCTGCACGATAAGGTCTAATGTATAGAATCTCAATACCATCCTTAGAAAAACCAAAAGCAGGAATCCTCATAGGAGTCTCTTTTTTCATTTTTACATCATACCAATCTTTAGCATAGTAATACGCCTCAATATCTCCCTCTTCATTGCATTTTTCAGCTCTTAGGCTTTCGATAGGTATATGGTGAACCTCTGTGATTCGTGAGTGATCCTTAGAATAGATGACTTGAAATGCTGCTTGGCCCATCATCTTAAAATCAGAGCAAACTCGTCTCATTGTCTTTGGCTGGAACAAGGACTTCATTTGAGCATATTGTTCAGGTCTTTTGTTACTATCGGAAGCATCTATACCTTTTCCATATATAAGCTCTGACATTCCGTTTATGATAGCGTTATTGGTCGCTGATCCATTGTAACGATCAATCAAATAATTGAAGTACATATTGTCCTCGCCATAGGCAATCCAATCCTCGCCTCTCTGCTCTTTTACTACTGGCGTAGTGTAACCTGATAAGTTTACTATTCTAATATCGCTCATGGTACTATTATAAATTCGTTAGTGTTTGAATTTTCCTCTTTATACACACCCTCGTTGACAGTATATTTTGGATAATCCGTTTGTGAAGTTACAAAAACTCTATCACGATAAATTAAATTATTCCCATCAAACACTTTCAGCCCATAGAACCTAGCATCTACAACAGTAAAAACTCCTGTCATAGTCATAAAACCATTAGCAGAAGAAACAGTAACTGTTGGCGTTGCTGTTGTATTTGTAGACTCATCAATCAATTTAACAGTTACCGCATTCGGAAATGAACGTGGAATGATAATAATGTTTTGATTGCCTGTTGATACTTGTAATATGTGCATCGTAATTAAGTAACTAAAAAACCAAAGTTTATTGCAAAAGAAAAGAGGCATAAAGCCTCTCCCCTAAAACCAACACAATAAATTCTAACTATTATGAGTTTGTTCCTACAACAATCGTATCTGTTGCACTAGACATTCCTGCGTATGGGCTTGCATCTGTCGCACCGCTAATGAAGTTAGCAGGCAATTTCTCTTGCGCCACCAATGTCATTGTGTAACCACTTAAATCTCCCATTGCAGTTCCAGTTGAGATTGTTCCAGCAGAAGCATCAGCTCCGTTTTCTAATCCCATCAAGAAAGCATTTCCGTTGTAATCAACGACTACTACTTGAGGTCTGCCATAAGCTAATAATTTTAGCTGCTTATTGTCTTCTTTGCTTAACTTGGTTAAGGTAAGTGTTAGTGTCTGCTCATAGAACGTAGTTCCAGTAGCACGAGAAACATTTACAGCCTGCTCAAAAGAAGAGTCTCCTTTAAGATCATACTTGTAAGCATTAAAAGTTCCACTCATATCTGAAACCTCGTCATCTGCGCTTAAAGTAACTGTTCCAATGTCTCCATAATTTGTAAAGTAGACTGCTGTTATGCCTCCTACTACATCCTTACATGGTAAGGCCCTTCCTGCTGATAAATCACACGCCATTTTTTGATAGTATAAAAAAAGGGGATAGGGAATAAACCCACATCCCCCTTTTGGTTAATTTAATAATTTTATGAGTACAATACAGTATCAGCTCCGATGCCAAAATTAACACCTCCGAAGAACCTCATGATTACTCGAATATTGTCTGATCCATCAAGGTCAGCCATGTCTAAGACACGAACTTCATTTTGATCTGACTCTAAACTTGTTCCGAAGAAAAGATTGCTTTTTTCTGCCATTACCATGTGATTTGCAGGTAAACCATTTACCATCTCAACACGAATGCCATCGAAAGACAAAGTCTGCTCTCTTCCTGCCCACATTGTACCTTGTGCAAGGTAACCATTTGATCCAGTTGCAGCATATCCACCTAAAGCTCTTACATAAGCCTTAGCAACATTTTGTGAAACGTAAAGGATTAAGTCTTCCTTACCATATAAAGCAGCAGGAGTAGCATCAACTACCTTACCCATTTCTGCAATTACATTAGCGGAATCAACACCACCACCTACAGCAGCAACGTCATTAACTGTTGCATCAGCAGTCAATAAAGAAACAAGTCCTGCGAACTGTCCGCTTGTAGCAGCGTTACCATTCCAAATGTTCTGCTCGATTCGTTGTGCAGTTTTACCAGCAGCATAAGCAATCAAGTAATCAGCAAAAGAAGCAGGCAGTCCATCATAAGCAGAAGAACCCATTTGACCACCCATCCAAGTTGCATAGAAATCTTTCTTGCAAAGCTGCATATTAACCTGAAAAGGCTCAACCTCAAGAACTCTGTCTGTAAGAGTCAAAGTTGATGTAGGAGTGAAGTCACAAGTTGCATCTTTAACGATGTCATCTAAATTGACAGTCTGTAAAGTAGTCTTGAAATTGACATTAGGTAGTACCTCTATCAAATTTTTTGATAAAGTATCCGCGCTCAATAAAGCCGCTGAGATATATTTTTGGGAAAAACCCCCAACATAGTTTGTAGTAATAGTGGTCGTTGTGGCCATTTTTTGATTATTTATTTAAGTGATTAAGAACTCTTTGAAATGAAGTTAGTGGCCCTCTTTGAGTTTCACTTACATTCGCTTTTTGAGCATTTTCGGGATTGTGCTTGATAGGCTTAGTTGCTGACTCAGCAGACAACTCTTGGTTTTTAGCTTTTAACTCATCAATTTGAGATGATGCCTCAACCTTATCTCTCTTTAGGTTAGCTACAGCATCCTCTAAATTTTGGATTCGCTTTTCCATGCCTTCCCAATCTCCAACGTCAGCCATTTTTTCTTCCTTTTCTTCTTTCTCAGAAAAATGCTTTTCAGTAGTTTGAGATTCAATAACTTTCTTAGGAGTTTCCTCCTTAGTAGATTCTTCTGAAGCCTCAACCTCAACTTCCTCAACAGGAACTTTGACTTCAACTTCTTCTTCTTTCTTTACGTCTATGCGATCAATTATGCCTTCTTCAGAAATGACAATAACTCTGCCATCTTCTAAAGCATAATCTCCAACTGGTACAGCTATACGAGCTTCATCAGTTACAATAAAGATTTCGTTACCACCTTCAAACTTCTCAGCCTCAAAGATAGTCCCGTTCTCAAGAGTCATTCGCTCTAGTTTAACCTCGACTGAAGACATATCAGTCATAAGTTTTTTAAGTATTTCGGTTGCTTTCATAAGTATCTAAATAATTAATAAAAAAAATAAATCACATTTTCAAGCAAGTAAGCATTTTTACTCGCCATCCTCTGCTTCTGTAAACTCTCCTGAGTTCAAATTCACGTTGATCTTTCCGTACTTGTCTTCAAGCTCTGCTCTTAACGCATCTTGCTCTTTCATCACTTGACTAAACATCGCCTGTAGTGAATGAGATTGCGTAGACAATAAACCTAAGTCATGAAGTATTGCACCCTTTTTCTTTTCTTGGTCTTGTAATGATGCTAATTCTTCTTCAGAGATTTTGTTTTCCTTTTTGCTCATAATAATTGTTTTTTAAGATTTATAACAAATATAAACTATTTTGCTTTTAAAAAGTTACTAAAGCACTTGGGCCACCTTTTCTCATTAATCTAGGTGTATATCCTTGACTACCTGATAAAGATTTAAAAGTAAATGTTAAAGTTCCTGTGCCTGTACCTGAAACATCAACATCAACTTTTTTAGCAGTTTGTCTCGAATTTTTATAAGCAGACCAATTACCACTATCATTGTGACAAGAAAAAACGACATCCACAAGACCATCAACACCGCCTGAGCCTGTAAATTCTACTATTGCACTTGAACCATTTCCTCCTCCTGTTATAGTACCTACAGTTACTCCTGTCGTATCTAGTGAGCCTGATGAGAAAGAACTATATTTAATATCCATAAACGTAGCTTCTTCAGGAGCAGTTACTGTTCCTGCAAAAGTTGCAGCTGATGTACTTGCATTAAGCGACATTATAGATGAACCACTACTTGATTTGTATGATAATGAGTCAGTTCCTGCTTCTAAATAATGGTCTCCACCATAATCAAATGTCAATCTTGAATTTAATGTAACATTTCCTGAAAAAGTTGCATTTTGTGAAGCGTCTAAAGTTAGAGCAGTTGTTTGGTCAGTTCTTAAATACATAGGATTACCACCAATGGTACTTATATATGTATCATCTGCACTATCAAGTTCAATTCTAAAATGCGAACCCCCATCAGCTTGTGCTAAATCTAAATTTGCTGATGCTTTAGCTATTTTTACTCCTCCTGCAAAAGTTGCGTTTTGTGATGAGTCTAATAATAAAGCTCTATTTAACGCAGAGCCTGTTTCTGTAAAAAATCCTAAACTACTTGTCGCACCACTACTTCGTAACGCTTGTATTCTAGACATAAACCTGTTGGCAGTGTCATTAGAACTTGATTTAAAGTCAATATTGTAGCCTCCACCATCATCAATATTATCGTTATCAAAAAGAAGCTGAGTAGTAGGAGATGTTTGCGATCCTGTTTCGTGTGATATTGTTACAGTTCCACTAACTTCTAACTTAGCACTAGGAGAAGTAGTCCCAATTCCTACATTGCCTGTGCTAGTAATACGCATTCTTTCAAGAATAGAACTTGAACCACCAGTATGAAATGCTAATCCAGCTTCTCCTTGAAAACTACTTGAATTAATACCTCTAATTTTTGCCACGACACCTACACCATCACCACTTGGATCTGATTGATACCAGTCAAGGTCTCCTAATGTTTGGTCTGTGCCTAAAGATGTGTCTGTATTATAAAGTAATATTGCAGGAACTGAACTACTTCTTACTTGCAGATTACCACCTGAAGTAATACGCATTCTTTCTGTTGCATTGGTAGAAAAAACCATAGCATCATTTTCTCTTTGAACAATTTGTAAAGAACTTTGCCCTGTAAAATAACCTATACTTGCACCATCAGATGAAGCGGAACCTGTGGTATCATTGCCAATATTAAGATATGTTGTACCTGACGATTGTAAACGCATATCTTGTGCATTTACACTTCCTGCAAAAGTTGCGTTTCCTGTGTTTTGTGCAATTTCTAATGCTTCGCCAACATTAGGAACAAAAAACTTCATACTGCCACTAGTAGATTGAAAGGTAGTTGCAGCTTTAACAACTCCAGTAGAAGTTATAGTGCCTGAATCTATTGTTCCTGCAAAAGTTGCATCGCCATCAGATGCTAGTGTAATTGCGTTTACAGAACCACCGCCTGTTTGTATAGTCATACCTGCATCGGCAACTATTCCTGAACCACTAAAAGTAAAATTCCCAACATCAAGTGAGCCTGCAAAAGTTGAGTTTTGTGATGTGTCTAAAGTTAAAACATCTTGTATTGTTCCACTACTATTTGATGTTCTTAACACCATATTTGCTCCATCTCCTGAAGTTCCTCTTTTAAATGCTATTTCGGATTTAGGAGTACCTGTTGAAGTTGTACCTTTTAATATTGCTTCTGCTCCAAAATCACCTGATGAATTATTTATAGTTACATCTCCTGCAAAACTTGCGTTTCCATCTCCTGTAATAAGCATTTTAGTACTAGCTCCAACTCTTGCCTCAAATATTTTTTCATTAGCACTTGTGCCAGCTATTTTTGCTAAAATACCAAAACCTCCAGCATTTGTATTTTCAAATCTTCCTACCCAATTATCATTTATATTGCCTGTAACATCTAAAGCTGTAGTACCTAATATGGTTAAATTTCCAGCTATGTCAGCATTACCGTTTATGTCTAAACTACCAGCTTCAACTTGCCCTGCAAAAGTTGCGTTTTGTGAATTGTCTAATGTCAATGCAGTTGCTCTTGAGCCTGCAGAACCTGTTTCTAATATTGCTTGATAACCTGATAAAACCGCTCCTGCACTTGATTTATATACATAAGCACTTCCGTCAGTAGGCGTAGTTGTGTCAGTGGTTACTGCTACATTGCCTGTAACACTAACCCCTGAGCTTGTGGTTTCTAGCTTTTTAGAATTGTTATGATAAAGCTCAACTGCTCCACCATTGTTTGCA